CCCGCCGCGCCGCCGCCGGCCGCCGCGCCGCCCGGCGCGCCGAACACGCCGGAGAAGAGACTGCCGAAGAGGCCGCCCATCTGGCCCGGAACCGCGTTCGCCGTGCCGAACAGGCCGGCGAGCGGACCCTGACCGAGCAGCATCGCCTGGACGCTCGCCTGGAGGAGCGAATTGACCAGGCGCCTTGTCGCCTGTTCGAAGGTCTCGACCTGCGACAAGAGCCCGGTCACGCCGTCGGCGATGCCCTCGCCGACGAGCTGCGCAGCATCGTGCATCGACTGATAGGCGAGTTTCTGTTCCGTCGCGATGCGCACGACGACGCCGCGCGCCTCGGCCTCGGCCAGGATCTGCGTCCTGACCTTTTCGGCATCGGCGCCGTAGATGCGCTCGGCCGACGCCATAAGCTCAACGCCAGCTCGCTGGCGGGCGAGGAGTTCGGGAGACTGACCAAGTAACTCGTTCTGCAGTCGGATCTCATCGTTTCCCTTGCGAAAATCGACGATTGCCTTCCTCCACGCCTCGTCCTTGCCGAAGGTGTCCAGCGCCTTCTTGTTGGCATCGTCGAGCGCCGTTCCGCGCAACGAGAAATGCCACGGCTCGAGGTTTCCGGCCTGGTCCCGCGCACCCTGAACAACGCCGCGCGCCTTCAGCTTCTCGGTGAAGATGCGCCACTCTTCATCGGACATGTCCCCTCGCGACATGTCGACGGCAAGGCCGCGTTCATGCAACGACGTGCCCGGCTTGGCGGCCTTGGTCGGATGCGCGCGGTAGATCGCCAGATGTTCATCCGCGGTGCGGTAGCCCTCGGACTCGCGCGGCGTGCGGTACCCCTCCGCCCGCATCTCTTCGATGACCTGCGCCAGAGCCTGCCCGAGCTCCGGATTGAGCATCGTGACCGCGTGTTCGGGCGTGCCGGGCTTGCGATTGGCGAGGAGAATGTCTTTCCACGTCGCAGCTGCATATTCGTCGCGCGCTCCGGCGAGAGCGAGGGAGCGAAGCCGCTCGACCTCCGCCGCGGCTTGCGGGTTGCCCTGCTGATTTCCGAGGGCAGCGTTTGCCTGTTCGTGGATCTTGCCGACCGCGGCGCGGTATTTCTCGCTCGAGGCGAGACGATCGGGCGAGAGATAGTCGGGGACGGAGGCGGCGAGCCCCTTGAACGCTTCGGCGTAGCTCTTGGCGGCGAGGGCCGACTCCGAAAAGCGCTTCTGCAGATCCTCGAGGAAGCGGGCGGTCGTCGCGGCATCCTTCGAGAACTTCAGCAGATCGCCGCCGGCCTCGACGAGGTCGGACCCGAACGGGGCGAGATTGATCTTGCGGGAAATCGCCTCCTGAAACTCGACGATCGCCGGCTTGCCGGTGCGGATCGAGGCGACGAGGCGGTTGATCTCCGCCTCGAAAGGCTCGAACTTGCCCTTGACCCGCGTCCAGTCGGTATCGAGACCGGCGACCTGACCGAGAACGCCGCCGAACGACACCGTTCGCGTCTCGTCGCGCAAGCGGCGCGACAGCTCTTCGGAGAGCTTGCCGAGGTCCTGCTCGTGCGCCTTCATCGCCGCCGAGGCGATGGACTGGCTGACGACGCCGGGGGTGAAGCCGGCGCCGCGGTTGCCCCGCGCGCGCGCTTCGTTGACGTCGTCGACGATGCCCTTGTGTTCCTCGAGCACCTTCGAGAGATCGCGAGTCGAGGCGAGATAGGCATAGCCAGCGGCGGAGAGCGCGACGAGACCGGCGGCGGCGGCGCCGGTCGGCCCCATCAGCCCCCAGATCTCGGTCGCCAGCCCCTTGACGGCGCCGGTGACGCCACCCTGCGCGCCGGCGAGGACCTGATAGACCTGACCGCCCTGCGACGCGAGGATCTGGAACGGCGAGGCGCCCATCATGCCCATGGTGAGGGCGTCGTTGACCTGGAAGGCGAGCTGTTGCTTCTCCCAGCCCGACAGATGCCCCTGCGCATTCGACCGCCGATGCAGCGCGACCGTGCGCTCGACGTCGGCGAGATGGTTGACCGCCATCAACTCGGCCTGCGCCAGCTCGGCGGACGAGATCCGCCCCTCGGCGGCCATGACGCGGTATTCGGCGAGTTCGGCGTTGACCTTGGCCTGCGCCGTCCCGAGCGGGTCGATCGCGGCGCGCAGGGCGACGACGCGGCGCTCCATCTCTTCGCTGGCGCGCGCCGCCTCGGCGAAGACGGCGGCGCTGTCGGCGGCCGACTTCGGCGCCGACGGCGAGACGCCGAGGAGGTTGTCGTACCGCCCCTGCGACAGCCGGGCCTGCACTTCGGCATTGGCCGCGGCGAGATCGTCGGCGAAGGGATTGGCGCGCGGGCCGACGAAGGCGGGAGAGGCCTGGTGCTTGGCGTAGGCCGCATCCATCTCGGCGGCGGCGATCGTCTCGGCCCGCGCGAGATCCTCGGCGGAGATCCGAGAGGCGGCGGCGAGGGCGCGGTACTCGGCGAGCTTGGCGTTGACTGCCGCCTGCGCCGCGCCGAGCGGATCGATCGCGGCGCGCAGGGCGACGACGCGGCGCTCCATCTCCTCACTGGCGCGCGCCGCCTCGGCATTGGCCGTCGCGGTCGCCTCGGCAAAGAGACTGGTGCGGGGGCCGACGAAGGCGGGAGAGGCCTGGTGCTTGGCATAGGCCGCATCCATCTCGGCGGCGGCCATCGTCTCGGCCCGCGCGAGATCCTCGGCGGAGATCCGAGAGGCAGCGGCGAGGGCGCGGTACTCGGCGAGCTTGGCATTGACTGCCGCCTGCGCCGCGCCGAGCGGATCGATCGCGGCGCGCAGGGCGACGACGCGGCGCTCCATCTCCTCACTGGCGCGCGCCGCCTCGGCGAAGACCGAGGCGCTGTCGGCGGCCGACTTCGGGGCGGTCGCCGAGACGCCGAGGAGGTTGTCGTACCGCCCCTGCGACAGCCGGGCCTGCACTTCGGCATTGGCGGCGGCGATGTCGTCGGTGAAGGGGTTGGCGCGCGGGCCGACGAAGGCGGGCGTCGCCTGGTGGCGGGCGATGGCGCGCGACGAGGCGGCATCGAATTCGGCGGCGGTGATCGCGCCGCGGCGGAAGAGATCGTCGATGTGGGAAAGCGCGGTTCCGACCGGGTCGAGCTCGGCACGCAGGCGCGCGGCACCCGCCGACAGTTCCTCGAAGACGCGGGCACTGTCGGCGGCCGACTTGGCATCGACCAGGCTGATCTTCGGCGCGTTGACCATGGCGGCGATGCGCTTCTGCACCGCCGTCATGGTCTTTTCGGTCTCGGTGCCGAACATCGTCACGGCCGAGGTCATTTCGGAGAACATCGCGCGGGCTTCGCGCGCGTCGCCGGTGACGCGGACCTTCAGATCGACCATGTCGATGTTCCTTTCGAGACGATCACTTCGCCATGCGCTTCAAGAGCGCCGTCATGTCGCCGGGCTTGGCGCGGCGCATGCGGGCCGGACGATCTTTGTCCTTTGGCTTGCCGAAGATGGTGCCGAGAAATTCCATTCGACCGCGCCGAGCGAGGTCGATTTCCGCGAAGGTCGCGGCGTAGGTCTCGCTCGGGCTCCACCCGAGCCAGCCGGTGCAGAACGAGAAGAGCCAGTCGAGGTACTCCGACTGGCTCAACCGTTTCCCGAGCCCGCACCCTCCTCGTCGGCGGCTTCGCCATCGGACGGCTTGGCGGCCGAACGTCCGGCATCGGCGAGGGTCAGGACGTAGTTCGACAGCGGGGCGACGAGGCGGCCGGGGCCATGGACGAAGACGCCTTCGACGATGCGCTTGACCGAGGCCTCGGAAACGTCGGACGTGCCGGCGGCGATCACCGTCGCGAGCGCGGTGATGTCGACGGCGACGATGCGGTCGAGCGCCGGCTGGAGTCCGCCGAAGGCGCGATTGATCGCGATTGCCGCGCCCAGCGTCGGGCGCAGGTTGTAGCTGTCCTCGCCGAGGGTGACGAGGGTCGGCGCGACGCCGAGAAGGGTGGTCTGGATGGACATGACGGCTCCCGGCGCGGATGCGCCTCTCGGGGAACGGGAAAGGGGTCCGCGGGCGGAGCGATCGCCCGCAGACCGGCGGTCACGAGGCGGCGGTGACGACGATCGATCCGGAGTTGATCTCGATGCTCACGGTGTAGTCGACGACGTTGTCGCCCGAGCCGATCGCCTTCGGCATCTTCATCACCAGCGCCTTGAACTTGGTGGTGGTCGGATGACCGGTCGCACCTTCGTCGTTCTCTTCGATCTTGAAGTTGTAGGCGGCGTCGTCGTCGAGGGCGGTGACCAGGGCGGCCTGACCGGCGTCGGGATCGTCGGCATGGAGCTTGAGCGTGATCATGCCGTCGTCGAACGAGCCCTTGGCCTTGCGGACGCCGCGCGTCGACAGGCTCTTGACCTCGATCTTGTTGTAGGTCCGGCCGTATTCGCCGATGTCGACGACTTCGCCGATCTCGGTCCAGGTGGTCTCGGCCGACGGCGTGGCGGTCTTGCCGCCGATGAACATCTTGGTGCCCGAGGCGGTATGGTAACCCATGGTTCTCTCCTTTTCAGCCGGCGGCGCCGACTGCGTTCGTGCGGTAGGTGGCCCGGTAGATCAGGCCGACGCGGGCGACCGGCCGCTCGAGCGGCTGGCCGTGCTTGTCCTCGTTGCGGAAGTCGAACCGCGTCTCGACGAGGATGACCGTCCTGCAGAGGCGGCGGAGGTCGGCATCGGCGCCGATCTCCACCTCGATCGCCTCGGCGAGATCGTCGAGCGCACGATCTGGATCGGTGCCGGCGGCGATCGAGGCCGTCACCTGAAACCGCACGTCGCGGCGCCGGAGACCGGTGGTGTCGGTATCGGTCGCCTCGTCGATGGTGAGGGTCGTCGCCGCCGGCATCTCGTCGACGGAGATCGGGTCGAGGCGCGTCGCGCGCGAGCGCCCGCCGAAGGCCGGGACGCGGGCGACCGCCGCGACGACGGCGTCGCGGATCGGAGTGCGCGGATGCATCGTCAGACCCTCCGCAGCATCAGCGACGTCGTTCCGTCGGGCCGGAGCCGCGGGAGGCGCGCGACCTCGTGCGCGACGCCGGAGACGGTGACGGTGTCGCCCTTCCCGATCGCCGGAGCCTCGACGGTCGGGAAGGAGACGACGATGGTGGTCGTCTCGATGCCGACGTCGTCGGCAGCGAGATCGCCCTCGAGGTCGAAGGCCTGCGTCGTCCCGCGGTCGACGATGGCGCCCGGGATGGGCGAGGCCACCCCGCCGGAGGCCGGCGCCCAGGTGACCGTCTCGCCGCCGCCGAACAGCCGTCCGGCGGCGCCGCCGATGCGGGCGAAGTCGACCATCGCCGTCAGCTCGCGTTGATGGTCAGGCGGCGCGTATGCTTCGGCCGCATGTTCATGAACAGCGGGTTCGACTGCAGCTCGAAGGCGCGGGAGCTCTCGGTCTGGCGCTCGCGACGCTGCAGCAGATAGGACGGCAGGCCCTCGGTGTTGACGAAGTCCCAGGTGTCCGCCGGAGCGAAGAAGCTCTGGAAGAGACCGGGAACGCCCATGAAGAAGGCACGGCCGCCGTCGGCGGGCACCGCGACCTTGGCGTCCTCCGAACCGCGATAGTTGACGAAGACGCAGTCGCCGTAGACGAAGGACGAATAGGCCTTGTTGTCGGCGATGATCGTCGGCGCGTTGGAATTGCCGGTCGCCTGGATCTTGCGGGCGGCCACCACTTCGGGACAGTTGTCGACGTCGTCGAAGAAGGTGTCGCCGCAGAGGATGACGATCCGGGCGCCGGAGGTGACGAGGCCGTTGATCTCGGCGACCATCGAGCGCTTGAGCGCCGTCAGCGCCTTCTTCAGCGGCGTGTCGAGGGTCGCCGTCGGCTTGATCGGCAGGGCGACCGAGGACGGACGCGAGACGCCGTAGATCGAGAAATAGTCCCAGATCACGGTCGAGTTGTCGGCGTCGTAGACGGCGCCGTCGACCGCGCCGAGCTGCATGTGCTCGAAGGTGTAGGAGAGTTCCGCCTTGAGGCCGAGCGGGCCTTCGATGCGCTGATTGACCAGCCGCTGCGCCGACTGGAGCATGGTCGAGCCGAGGACGCGGACGCCGGCGACCTGATCGGCGGTGATCACGGCCTCGCGGGCGAGGCGCACGGTCGGAACCTTGCGGGTCTGACCCTTGGCGCCCTGCGACTGCTCCGGCGCGGAGCCGCGCGGCGTGGTCTTGATCAGGCGCAGCGAGCCGTTCTCGTCGTCGAAGGCGACGTCGGTCGTGTAGACGCCGCCGGAGGCCTGGAACAGGCCGAGCGACGACAGGAACGTCGGCTGGAACGGCACGTGCTGGTTGACCCAGCCGGTGAGGGTGACGGGACGAAAGGCTTCGCCGTCGTAGACGTCGAGGGTGAGTTCGGGCATCGCGCCCTCCTTTGGGAGACCACGTCGGGTCGGTTCGGGATGTCGAGGGAGATCCGGCGTCAGGCGCGGACGATGATCTGCTTGGTGACGAGGGCGGCGAGCGCCGTCGCCTTCTGCGAGTCGGTGATGCCGGCCGGCCAGGTCAGACAGAGGTCGTTGACCTCGCAGGAGCGGGCGTGGACGACCTGCGACACGTCGGCGCTCGCCGCGAGCGCGGTGTCGAAGAGGATCGCGACGGCGTTCTGCGAACCGTCGCTGGCGGACGGCGCGAGCTGCGTGAACTTCTTCGACGCGGTGATCTGACCGAGCACGGTGCCGGGCGCATAGTCGCCGCCGGTGACGGTGACGACGTCGCGGGAGAGATTGCCGTTCGCCTCGCTGACGAGATGTTCGCCGGCGTGACGGCCTTCGGTGAAGACGGTGGACATGGATACCTCCGGGGGATTGGCCCTTCACGGGCGGGAGACCGCCTCGCCGACGGACGGGCGGAAGATCAGGCGGCGACCGAACCGATCGCCTTGTTGTGCGCGGCGTAGATCGCCGAGACATCGAGGGCCTGCGGACGCGCGCCGCCGCCGATCGCGCCCGGCTGGAACCCGGTCTCGGTGCGGGGGGCGGCGGCTTCGGCGGCGGTGATGCGGGCGAAGAGATCGGCGCGGACACCCTCGATCGAGGTGCCGGCGGCGATGGCGCGATCGGCGACCGAGGCTTCGATCTCGGGAGCCTGGCGGCGGGCGGCGTCGACGGCGAGGCGGATGTCCTTGGCGGCG